CAAGAAATCATCGATGTTCTTAATGGTGGATTTAAGAGCAACATTCGCCGCTCCCATTAACATTGACATACCCGTGGCTGTCTTGTTTAAGCCCTGGGTTTGTTCGCCGTGGGTGTAGCTCGGCAAACTTGTTGTCTCATCCGCAAAACGTCTAAATATTTCAACAATTTGGTTTAAACCGTTTGCATTAGCCACAGGCTGATACCAGCGTACTGCTGGCATTGAACCGTCACCCCCTTCGCGCAGGAACACACGCCAGGGGTGTATATCTGTTGGGTCTTCGCCCGCCGCTAGTAGGTCAGTATTGACCTCAACCATTGGACCTGATGATAGTGCCAGGTTGTCTAACCAGATTCTGGTTGCGGCGTTCATCGTTCCCTGGGAATCTCTCATCATTCTAGGAACACCTGTGCCCCAGAATTGATGCGGCGTTCTTTCATAAGGGAATATGAAGTAAGGCATCTTGTATCCAGAAACTGGATTCAGCATGACCTTAATAACTTTACCGCCACAGCTCCAAACGCAGGCATTAAAGTCATCGGACAGATCTGCGTCTTCGGGCAGTTCGATATCGTGCTCTTTTAACTCATAGCCATCAATCGTTCCCCAGAACTCCAGGACTTCAAAACGATTGGATTCTGTATTGTCTTTAATGCCCGCAATACGTCTGCGGGTTCTTTCATGATCTTCCTCTACATGATTGCCTGTTCGATTGACTTTTAATAAGTACTTAATCATTGACGCATCAAACTGAGGCAGATCAGCTAATTCTCTAAATTGTCTGCGCGTCAACACATGACGTCTAAACAGACCATCGCAGTCTTCAAGGCTGGTGCAATAGGGATCAGGGTATAGATCAAATATGGATACACTTTCCACCTCGGGGGTTGCTTTTTCTACAATGGATAATGCATAACCCATTTCCCCTGTCATTGGGTCTTCCAGCTTTTGATAGGACTGGGTCGTATCAATTTTGACTGTGCCCGCTTTGACAGCACCAGCACCAAAGATACAGCTTTCAAGTATTGACTCTTTAAGCTTCATCTCGGCATTACTTTCTATCAGCTGATCCATAATCTCAGTGGTCATGGTTTCAGCCGCTTCCCGTGCAACTTTTTGCTCGAGCTCTTTAAATTCTTCTTCTAGCTCGCCCATTCTTGCCATGATTAGATCCTGGTTCATATTGGGATCCATCATTTGCGAAGCCATCATAATTTCCTGGGTGGCTTGCTGACGCATCTTTACAGCCTGGACGGGGTCTAAATCTGCCACGGGGGTCGGCTGTAAGGAGAAAAAGATATCACCATGCTGAAACAGCAGGTCGATAATACGGCTATATGCCGCCATTACTTTGGTTCGGGTTAATCCGACAAACACTTTGGATCGGGCGCCAGCTTCGTTTAGACGCGCAAGCACCTCAGGCTCGTATTGCCCGTTATATTGGCGCAGGTCTTTAAGCCACTCGTTTTCTGTTTCTTTACGAGCGTCTTTATACTCACTAAATCTGGCGGAAAGCCGAGAACCGAGGGATTGAATAGACTGGTCTTGAACGCCGTCACTTACCTCTTCTTCCTCAACTTCCACTTCTTCATAGTCTTCGACCATGTCAATCTCACATGAAGTGTTAGTTGTAAGGCAAGTCCGTGCTGAATTTTATATATCGGTTAATAACCCGATACTGAATCGAGCGCTGTAAAACGCTTTTGTATAGTGCGATGCCTAGGTCTCGGCATCGAGGCAAGTCCGTGCAGGGCTATGGCATAAGCCATAACTCGATCATCATAACATCCCTGTTGAGAATTGAAAGCCCCTTTTTCATCAATAACATAGGTGCGTAATTCGTTGACTAGCTCGATGTCCGCAATACCACTTTCGTGCTGACGGATTAAGCTGGCAAGGTTGTCTATGATTAGCGGTTTGGTTTTTGAGGTAGTCAAAAAACCGCCGCGTTTTGTCTGGCGATCCGCGTAGGCGCCATCCACAGAATGTTCTACAAATAGGTTCGGATAAGATAACTCTTGTAGCCGCCTAAGTGTGGTTAGACCGTGGTTATTTCTTTCGACAATAACGTAGGCATTATTATACAGTTGTCCGATTTGTGACACAACATTTCCCCAGTCCCAGGGGTCTATATGACCGTGCCAACAAGCTACCTGGCGACCCATGCTATCGAGGACTTGAGCGCAACTATAATCGCCGTAAGCGAGCCCTTCTGCTACATCGACACCGATGCAATAATTCTCATCTGGCTGGGGCGGATACCACTGTCTGTAGGGACCATGAGATCGCGGTTCGCGATGACCCCCAATAATCTCGCCTTCAAAGTCGGGGGTATAGCAATCGTCTTCGCAGAATCCCAGGAACTTATCTTCAACAAAGCACCTGCCGCTGGTAAGGAATGCTTCTAAGGGGGTTCCTGGGTACTCTTGCTTAAAGAGATCTGATCCGCCTAGCTCATCCATTTTACTGCGTCTAAAGGCTAGCTGAGCATCGTCCAAACCGTATCGCTTGGCTAGTGCATATTCTTCGGGGGTAGCTTCAAAATAGGGGCTGGGCTTTTTTCTGTAGTCGGGCATCCAGAACCAGGGAATAAAGCAGGTCACCCACTCAGATTCGCCGCGCAGGCTTTTCATTACCTGATCATAGAACCAGCCGCCACTGCCGTTTGCTGTTGATTCAAGGATTACTTCTGATCCCTTGCCTCCGACTGTTTGCAGTAAGCCTGCGGTAATATCAGAGCCTTGGGGGTAGAATGCGACCTCTGATCCATGCACAAAACGGTTGGTTTGTCCTCGACCAGTCTGCGTAGAGCGAGCAGTCCCAACTCGGTATCGACTATTAAGGTCGTCGAAAACGAGAGTAGAAGCACTAGACGAAGACAGAGGTGGCTTAAATGCAGGATGAGGTAGGTTGTCATAGAAGTAACGCACCATATTGAAGATGGCGTTCGTCGATTCTGCGAGATGTGACAATACGAATGCATTGGCATTGCGATTTTGCGTTACCTTCCAAAAGTTTCTACCCTGCGAGTAGGTTGATATACCTGTTTGACGAGCCTTTAATACTAGCGCACGCACATTACCCTGCTGTGACAATTGCTTTTCGAGCATATTGTGCAGATGTAATTGGGCACTATTTAGGACAAAGGGGACTGACTCGCCCTCTTTGTTGACGATGCGTAGTAAATTTTTAGCGTAAAGCGGAAAGTTGCTTTTTAGTTTCTTGGCTATTTCCGCTATGTGATCATCGTTTTTCATTGGCGTTTACAATGGCTCTGCACCACCAGACTAACTCGTAATCATCAAGTGCATTTCGCATGACGTTAGCGCGGGAGCAAACGAGCCGCACGTTATCTTTTTCATACCCCCTGCTAACATCCACTCGGTCAGGTGATGCTGATAAATCTGTATTCTTTGTCGTGGTATGCATCGGTAAACCAGATATGGCACACATGCCATCCTGGGCTTTATACAGCTCGATTAGCTCGTCCCTAGTGATTGCGTCACCTTTGTAATTGTTTCTCTTGTGGCGGGCTTTTAGGTCCGAATGCCGCCTGGTAAAAAAGCCTTCTGTGGTTTCTCCGCGCCTTTTATTTTGAGCAGAGCGACAAGCATTGCAACGGCTTCGGTAAGAGCCGCTGTCGTTGAGCGACGAGTTCTCTAAACTCTGTTTAACGCCGCATACTGCACATTGCTTATCACGAGGTTCCAATCTAAATCCCTCGTTATTGCTTCAAAATCTTTAATCGCAGCTCGACTGTTGCTGACAGCAATTCTGTCATTCATCAGCTTGGTGCCAAGCCCAATGCATCCCTGAACATCACTTGGGAAATTCGCGACATGGATTAAAATATGTGTTCTATCTTCTACATCCAACACATGCCAGGTCTCACCAAAGCGTGGAGACTCACGCCGCCGCATATTATAACTGCCTGTCGGGATACAGGAGACGTAAGGCTTGTTATCTATCCAGGGGCGCTCGACTGTGTAAAAGCGCTCTCCAGCAAAATCAATAACCCCTAGCGTTCCCTGGGGGTGATAGCAAAAACGCTTTAAAACTATGTCTATCATGTTATGCCTGTCCGTTTCTTTTTTGTTCACGCCGTTTGGCACGCTCATCTCGAACGCTTCTTTCTTTGCGTCCAAATATTGCATCGAAGTTTTCCTGAAACTTCTTATTATTTTCGGGGCGGCGGAAATCGCCTTTGCCATACAGTGTCTCACGGTGATTACTCATTTCCTGTGCCTTGCTGTCTTTTGTGCTATCTTTTTGGGTTGAGCGCTATGCTGTTTGCCTTTCTTAGTGTCAGCCCTCTTCTTTCGAGAAGTAGCGGCGTACTCCTTTGCACTAAGGGTTTCCCTGGCTTTCTTGGGCAAATAGCGCTCTCCTGTTGCCTTTGGACCCTGAGTACTGTTCTTTCCAGACTTTGTGCCCCATTTTTGCTTGGTCCACTTCTTGAGGCTTTTCTGAGGTTTTTTAAGCGCCATTAGTCTTTATAACCCCCGCCTGCCGCTTTATATTCACGCGCCAGCATCTGAGACTTTCTGGCACTCCACTGACCCGCCTTGCCACCTTTTGTGCCCGCCTTAATTTTATTGAAGAGACGCTTCCGCATAGCAGGCTTTGTATAATTGCCTGCCTTATTCACGGTGGACTTCTTCTTACCAGGCATTATTTTTTCGCCTTCTTATATGACCTTTTAGTGGTCATTTTTTTACCCGACTTTTTCGCCGCCGCTTTCGCCTTGGCGATACCTTGCTTGCTGTAGCTGTACTTCTTACCATTGACCATTGGCATAATTAACTCCCTTTCTTCCATTTCTTAGAAGATGATTGAGTTTTTGATGGATTCCATTTGGTTTTCGCCGCCCAATAAGCCGCGCTCATCTTCCCCTTCTTGATGTTCTTAGCGTGTCGAGACTCGAACGCTTTGCGCTGTCCAACAGTCTGGTTAGTCTTAACCCCCTGTTGACCGAATCTGATTGTCTTGACCTTATCGCCCTCTTTCGCCACAACTACATGCGATTTCTTTGGATGATTCGGAGTGCGTTTCGGTTTGTTGTAACCACTTACGCCCGCCCTAGCGAGACGAGGATCTTTCTTAGAAGCCATTGCAAATAACACCTCTGTGTTTTTACAGGTACTCTCATAAGCACCGCCCCCCAAGATTTATGGTTTACTCCCCTACTATTTCTAAAACAGGTACTCTCATATTGACCCACCCCCCCAAAACTGCTGATACTTATCTGCTAGTCCCCCATGGCACCAGGGCATCGAAAGCCGCCAGACTCAGATTTCTACCCCACCCCCCCTCTTTTTATGGAATGAATACCTTTATCAGACATTCATCAACTATTGTAAGCTATTGTTTTTATTGAATATTTCCTCATCAAAGTCTGGAAGCTCTGGCTCCTCGAGGTCAAGATCAGCCAAGAAAGCCCCATGAAATTGTGTAACCTCTTGCTTTTCTGGTGCGAATCCGCCAACGACTTTGATTAATAGCTCCAAAGCCCTGATACGAGAGCCATCGCTATTGCCATCGTCCTCTGACTCTGCCTCGAGACGCGCAACATAACGCGCCAGTTTGTCCTCTGCATTCTCCATAATCTCTGCCCTTACAGTGTCTATTGCTGATTTGACTCTAACATTCGCTAACAATCGCGTGCCATGAACGTGCGGATGTGCATACCCTGCCTTTTTAGCTGACTGGGTTGCGTTACCTGTATGTATGTACTCAGCAACGAATCGCTCTTGTCGTAAGGTCAGGTTTTTTGTGTGTGTCTCTACTGTCATCTGCTCATTGCTCCCTATGGGGATCGGGGAATGGGGGGGATTTGGATTTTTCCGCGAAAAAAAATTTTCACTTTTTTTGAGCATTCATAAAACCGCGCTCAAGCCCCACAAAATCTACATCTGATTATACTTTTAAACATTTGATTTAACAATAATTAAACTAAATATTAAAAAACTACTTGTATTTTACTTTTAGGTAAACTAATATGCCCAAAGTGTTCATTGAACGCGCGGTTACGAAGTCTCCGTTATGACTTGCAACCCGAGAGGGTTCCCCCGAAAGCCCAAGGCGAGTAGGCGGCTGTTTAAAGCTGACAAGCGAGTAGGCAGTAAAGGTACATGGGTGATGCCTAAAACAATTGACCCCCTGAGCAACACAGTCAACCGAAAGGGATTTGTTGCGCTAGCGAAGAGCACACTGCAATGTCACAGACAACAGGCTCTTAAATGTCAAATCCATCTAGATTTGAATAACAGCTAGTAAGCCTAGGTAACCGCGAATACATCTGGAGAAGGATGGCATAGCGACCTAAGTGGAAAACATCAAACACCTACGCGGTGTGCAACCTACACACGAAAGCTATAAGCGAGTAGAGCCGCGTGGAGTTGGTTTGATTATGCCCTGCATCCAGTAGGGCATAACAAAGCCAATTCATTAATCTGAGGAGATTACTATGGAAGTTTTAGCCAAAACACTTGACCGCGAAAGCCCTGAATACAAGCTAGCAGAATCAATCGACAGTCTGCGATCTGCTGTTGAAGATCATGCGGACGATTTGCGAGCCGCTTGGGAAAGCTCTCTGGAGGATGTCAGTGAAGAGCCTATCTGGAAAGCTCAGGATGCCGCATCACTGCTAGAGCAGGCAGTCGAATTACTATGTCCAAACCTAAACGATTAACTCACCTGACGATGGCTATCGGGGGATAGCCGAAACAGCCTTGCGAGGCTGTCGTGAGACCCATTTAATAATCTGAGGAGATTAAAAATGAATACATTAACTTTTAATGCGAGCGACTGGTCAGGCGATATTGTCACAGCAACAGTTTCTGATCTGGGTCATGGCGAAAGCAGGGTCATCTTCAGGGGCGAGCAATTCGAGATTAGCCAGTACGAAAGTGATTACGGTAGCGAAACACTCTACAAATTATGCGACCTTACTTGGGAGGGCAGGCTCATCGCCACCGCAATACAGGATGGCAAAACATGGTATGCCAGCGAGCGTGAAGGCGACATTTCACGTTGCGGTAAAGACCCTGTAGTGGCTCTTTTACAAGTTGCCGCAAACATCATCTAGCTGAAGAGACCTGAGTGGTACTCAGGCGAAACGCGCCTCAGGGCGCGTCCTAGATAACCAATCTGAGGAGATTATTATGACTACATTAGAAGCAATCGAATATATCGAAAGCCAAGAGAACCCCTGCCATGACACTTATCTGGACGCGTTTCAGCACCTGATTGACACTGGCATAGTCTGGTCGCTTCAAGGGTGGTATGGACGTACCGCGACCTATCTGATCGAAAAAGGTGTCCTGAGAGCCGCCTAACAACTCACCTGAGGATGGCTATCGGGGGATAGCCGAAACAGCCTTGCGAGGCTGTCGTGAGACCCAACTAATAATCTGAGGAGATTAAAAATGAGTTTTTCTGATTTTAATGCACACAAAAAATTTGGTCGGTTCACTGTCACCATTGACTGCGAAGAAAACAGAGCAGATGTCTGGGTGGGAGCCAATGCAGACAGCGGCAACTGTGTCAATCTGGCATACGTTGAGGCAGGCGTACACACTGGCGAGCCTGAATGGGACGACATTTTAGACGCTGTCTACAGCTCGGGGCTTGGCGAGAAGATGGTCGCTTGGGCATACAGCACCGACCTGTACTAACTCACCTGAGGATGGCTATCGGGGGATAGCCGAAACACCCTGCCAAGGGTGTCGTGAGACCCAACTAATAATCTGAGGAGATTACTATGTATTATCTTACAAAAGTTAGTGAGCAACCTAGCCGCTCTGGCTTAGTCCTGAGCCTCTGTCTGCAACGTCTAAGCGACTTTAAAAGAGAGTCTGCGGCAGAGGGTACATCGTACAGGGTGTATCGCTCTAGAGCCGATAAGGCAGAGGGCAATGTGCATGGCTTTTACACTGTCAAGGACGGCAGGCTAGTGCGCGATAAGCGCACAACTGCACTGCATCAAATCGATCACATATTTGGAGGTTTAGATGCGCTTGCCAGAGCCGAAATTTGACATCAATACAGCCGCGCATCGCAAGGTGCGCTATGTACTTCTAAAGCCTGATGCTCTCCATGATGCCCTGCTTGACATTGTCACTAAGGGCAGAAAGGTATGGACGCTATCAGAGTGGGAAGCACTGGTCGCTGACATTGAGGGATCAGACCTCACAGTGGGCGAGTATATTCAACCCTTTCTAGCTGACGAGAGCTAAGTGGTACTTAGCCGAAACGCGCCTCAGGGCGCGTCCTAGATAACCATAATCTGAGGAGATTTAATATGGATAATGTTAACCCCAACAATTGGACTGGCGAATTCACAATTCGAAATAAAGTAATGACCGCTAAAGCCTATTTTAGGTCAAGCGAAGAGGATGGGCAGTTTGATGTTATTGACCTAATACACGAGGGCAGAATCATTGTCAGGGCAATACAGCATGACAACAAATGGTGTGCTTATCACTTTGATGGCTTTATTTCACAGTGCCATAAAGACCCCAACGTGGCTCTTTTAAGAGTTGCTGATCAATTAGTCTAGCCGAAGAGTAGCTAAGTGGTGCTTAGCCGAAACGCCCTGCATAGGGCGTCCTAGATAACCATAATCTGAGGAGATTAATGATGAAAGTACAACTATACCGAACTGGCGACTACAAATCATTTGATGATGCCGAAGCAAGTGGCGCTTGTTATGCATTCAGTGTTAAAGACGATGCTGATGTTGATTCAATAAAAATCGCTATATATAAAACAGCATGGATGTTTGGCTATGATTCAGACGATGTTGATGTCCGCATAGTATTCTAGCTGATGAGACCTGAGTGGTACTCAGGCGAAACACCCTGAAAAGGGTGTCCTAGATAACCATAATCTGAGGAGATTAAAATGGCAAAATTTGAAGATATTTTTCAAGAAGTAACAGACCGAATCATTGAAGGCTTAGAGAGCGGAGATGATTGGAGAAAGCCTTGGAAATCACTGTTTGATGGCAGTGTGCCACACAACGCCAGTACAGGCAGACCCTACAGCGGTCTTAACTTTCTAAACCTATCATGGGCTTCAAGAAAGTGGGGCAACTCAGGGTGGCTTACTTACAATCAGGCAACTGCCCTGGGCGGTAAAGTACCAGGCAAAAAAGACCCTAATGGCGGTTGTGAGTATGTGTGGTTTAAAGCTCAAAATGTCTATCAAGACAAGGCGACCAAAGAAGACAAGGTCGGCTTTATCAACAAATGCTTCCCTGTGTGGAATGTTGCACAGATTGAGGGCTTAGAGGGCATTAAAAACTATACGCCCCCTGCCGCAGGTACAGGTGCAGTCAATGTACTGGCAGAGTCGCTTGATGTGAATCTGCAATATGGCGGTGACACTGCCTGTTTCATTCCGTCTGTTGACCAGATCAGGATGCCATCTGTCGATGCTTTCGAGAGCCTCGAAGCTCATGATGCAACCCTGCTTCACGAGCTAGTCCATTGGACTGGGCATAAAGATAGGCTCGAGCGCAAAATCCAGAACAGCTATGGCAGTGAGGGCTATGCATTTGAAGAGCTAGTCGCTGAGCTTGGAGCCGCTATGGGTGGTGCGTTGCTAGGTATCCCCTATGAGGGACTACAACATGAGCAGTACATCGCAGGGTGGCTCAAGGCTTTAAAGTCTGATCCTAAGCATATTGTAAAAGCCTCGGCTCAGGCGAGTAAGGCTGTTAACTATCTTAATGATAACGGCTCTTTGCAAGTTGAAGATAAAGCCGCATGACTGGGGGGGGTTGTATTTTGACCCCCCAAAATTTTTAAAAGTAACTACCACAAAGCTCTTTTACGAGAGGGCTTTTTAGTATTTATTTTTAACAACAATCTGAGGAGATTTAATTATGAACCCTAAATATTTACAACTTGCATTCCGCGCACTTGATGAAATCCATGCACAGCTAACAGATGCGGATGGTGACCCCTCTACCTTTAATTTTAGAAGTCAGGGCGGATGGTTCTACCCTGCTGATGGCGGTGACGAGATGCGGAGAGATACGATTGACGTAGAGCAAGCCAAAAAATACTTTCTAAAACTTATCAACCTCTAGCTGATGAGACCTGAGTGGTACTCAGGCGAAACACCCTGAAAAGGGTGTCCTAGATAACCAATCTGAGGAGATTAAATTATGAACATATATGAAGCTACGATTACCATTAAAACTCATCCTGTACGAGAAGCTAATAGCAAGCAGGAGTTTATCGAAAACTTAATAAAGGAGTACAACAATATTTGTGGGGAACTATTTGAAATTAACGAAAGAGACATTGAAATACGCGATTAAAAAAGTAACTACCACAAAGCCCTTTTACGAGAGGGCTTTTTAGTATTTATTTTTAACCAAAATCTGAGGAGATTTAATTATGAAAAGTGAAAAAGAGCAGGTCGTTAATTCGATTAAGGAAAAGATTGAGCACCTTGCATGGGTTGTACAGTTCCTTGAGGACGCTTCGCAGGAAGATGTCAATGAGCGTTATTTAGACAACCTTGCGTCACAGTTGTCGCATCTGTGTCTGAGGAACCTTGAGCTGTCACAACAGGGAGGTGAGCAATGAAAAAATTACGACCAGAAATCATACCCGAGATTCGCTATGCAGTTAAATGCAATGGATGCTTTCATCCAGACGTTATCATGGGGCAATTTGTCGAACTGCTGTACCCTGATGAGGTAACACCAATACGCGATTTTTTGTCTTGGGTTGTAAGCGAAAACAGGACGTTTGGGTGGAACCTACCCGATGTCTATGATATATACATCTCTCTAGCTGACGAGACCTGAGTGGTGCTCAGGCGAAACGCGCCTCTGGGCGCGTCCTAGATAACCAATCTGAGGAGATTACTATGCAACAAGCACATTTACACCTGATTGAATGGGGTTTAAACAGGGGCTACACCATCGAGGTAGATATTGAGGGTGAGCCTGAGTATCGGGGCACTAGCTTTGCAGAAGCCAAAGAAGCTAGCGAGGCAGGAGAAATAGGCTGTATATACTTGATTACTGGCAAAAGTGATGGCGAGTATGCGTGGTTTGCTTATATCCATGACTACAACCAACAGCCCGACGAAAAAATCTATGATTACGGAATTTGTCCGATAAGCGAACAGTGGCAAAAAGATTACGATGCACACTGCGAGCTATGTTCTTAAATTAAACCAAAAAAGTAACTACCACAAAGCCCCTCTCTGAGGG